AGCGGTGTAGTTACATCTATTGCAAGTGGTGAAGAAGATGAAATGGAAGCGTTGAAATCCGAAAACGAAGATTTGAAAGCCAAGCTGACAGAAATGGAAGCTCAGGCAAAACAAAGCTCTGATCTACTTGAAGAGGTAAAAGATGAGGTTGCTAAGTTGGCTAAACTTCAATCAACCTACAAGCCAAAGGCGGCTCAGACACAATTTAAGAAACAAGCTTCATTTGAGAATAAAGAAGAAAAAGACGCATATAACGCTATCAAAGAGGCGAGAAAAGCAAAAAGAAAAACAGCAAAAAAATAAGATATGGCAGACATCATCAATCCATCAGATCTAACCTTCAATGGTGAGGAAGTCCGCGCGATAAGCGAGGCTATCATGGAGGAGGTTTTCGCTAAACCAGCGTTGACCGAAGTATTAACACCTTATACAGGCATCAAAGCTAAGAAGCAAATTGCTTTTCTTGGACGTTTGAACGGCCTTGTAGGTCAAGCAACTGACCCTTCAAGCTGCGCGCCTGTTGAGAATACAGCAGGTATTACCAACACTGAGAAGTTTTGGAATCCTGTTTACATCGATGACCGATTCAGCGAGTGCTGGACTGACCTCTTGGACACGTTCTTCATCTACGCTACACGTAACGGACTTGAAAAGGCAGATTTGACAACTACTGAATTTGCAGATTTCTTCATTGAGCGTTACCAAGACGAGATTTTCGAGGCAATGCACCGTTTTATTTGGTTCGGAGACACGGACGCGGCTGCTATTACTGCAAGCCCTGCTGGTAACTTTGCAGCGGCTGGATTCGTTGCCAAGCGATGGAACGCGATTGACGGTATTTGGAAGCAACTTTATTCGATTGTTGCGGCTGATTCTGCACGTAGGATTTCAGGAGCTGGAACTATCAGCGTTAAAAATGCCGAGGCATTGGCCGCTAACCAAGAGTTCAACGATACTGACACTACTAACCGTGTTGTGACCAAGACGCTTCAAAAGGTAATCTTCGGGGCTGATTACAGGTTGCAGGACAAACAAGACAAAATCATTCTTGTAACCAAGTCAGTTGCAGACCAATACGTTCGAGAGCTTGAGGCCGAAACTTCAAACGGTATTGACGTTGCATTCGAGTACCTGCAAGATGGTATAAGCGTTCTGAAAAGAATGGGTGTAACAATCATCGGTATTTCTTTTTGGGATAGAATGATTCGCGGTTACATGTCAAACGCGGCAGGCACAGGATATTTCCGACCACACCGCATTCTGATGTCAACCAAAGAAAACCTTGCCTTTGGTACGGAAGAGGAAAGTAACCTTAGCAATGTTGAGGTGTTCTACGACAAGCGATTGAAAACAAACTACTTTGACTTCGGTGCTAATCTTGACGCGAAGGTTCTTCAAGATTACATGGTTCAAGTAGCATACTAAAAACAAAGCGATATGGCAACATGCGATAATTTAAACGCGGACATCTTGTATGACTGTGACAATCCGCCAACAGGCGGTGCAAATGACAGGTTGATTCTGTTCAACTTCGATGACATCAACGGAAACGTTACAGTTGACGGTTCTAACCCACTACTATTTACCGATATTACTTTGGCATCCGGTGTTCGTGGGTATGTGTTCGAAGGATTGAACAACTCAAACGAACCGAGGGCTGCATTGGTCAAAGGCCGATACGTTAACGGGTACGACCATGAGGTCATCTTCAAAGTGTTCAAGAACAGCCCAGACGCGAAGGCTCAATTGAAAAGACTTGACGGTGCTAAGGTGGTAGCTTTGGTTCAGAACAACCACAAAGGCGCAAGCGGTAACGCGGCTTTTGAAATTTACGGTTATGAAACAGGTCTAAGATTGCAAGAACTTGAAAGGGTGATTGCAGATGCTGAAAATCAAGGTGCGTACACCGTGACAATCCGTAACGATGAGGTTTCAAGACCAAGCTCTTTGCCGCATACATTGTTCGATACGGACTTTGCAACTACCAAAGCGTTGGTTGACAGTTTAATTGTGTAAGTGTTTCTCTGTTTAGTTAGTTTGAAAAGGGCGGAGTGGTTTCATTCCGCCTTTTTTGGTAAATTTAACGCATGGAAATCAGCGAATTAAAAGACAAACTGAACGAGTATAGACCGTTCATTGTTGTAAGCGGAAAAGAGATAGATAAAGGGAACGAAAAGGTTCAAGAGTTTATCGAACTTTACGCTAAATTAACAGGTAAACGTGTAGGCGAAGGAACTTGCAGAAATTGTATCTTAGATGCTTACATGGATTTAGCCATGAAAACAGAAAATCAACTAAAAAAACTACTTATGCCGAGCAAATACAAGCTAAAAGAAGGGCGTGTTGTTGTGTTTCAGAACACTGACTACACGAACGCAAACATTACAGATGAAGTTGCAATGAAAATGATTGCATTCTCTTCAAAACACGCTGGCAATTTCGTAAACGGTGAGGAGTTGTTAAAAGATTACAGCGAATTGACGCAAGAAATAGAGGTAATTGATGATGCTCCTACGGTGTTGGAAGAGTTGCTTGAAGTGCAAGAACCTACATTGGAAGAGCTTCGCGCAAATTACAAAGAGATAAAGGGCAAAAAGCCGCATTGGAAGTGGGATGAAGAGACAATTTTAGCGAAACTCAATGAGGATTGAGGTCGGCAAAATACAAAAGCGAATAACGCGTAGAGACGACCGAAAATTCGGTATAATCAACTACGATGAGGATAATGCCTATCCACAACGTACGATTGATATAGTCAATGGTTCAGGTGTTGCTGTCGCTTGTATCGACATATTTTACAAATTCATCAACGGTGCAGGTTTCGTAACAGGTGGAGATAACCTTGTCAACTCTAAACTGACAACGAACGGCCTACTTCGCAAACATGCCCACGATTACGCAAGGCATAAAGGATTTGCAATTCATTTCAACTACACTATAACAGGTGAGGTTGCAAGTGTTGACTACGTACCTTTTGCGCATTGCAGATTAGGTATAAATAAAGACACGAACGAGGTTGATTCAATTGCGGTTTATGACAATTGGGATAGGTCAAAGTCAAAGAAGATAGTTGCTGATGACATTGACTACATCGACCTTTACGACCCACGACCCGAAGTAGTTATCGGTCAGATTGAAGCGGCTGGTGGCATTGAAAAGTACAAAGGTCAAATACTTTACTACGGAGAGAACGGTGAGCTTGTTTACCCTTTGGCGTATTATGATAGCGAACTTGAGGATATTGAAACAGATTCTCAAATAAAGCTGTTCAAGTACCGTAACATTTCGGGGTCGTTCATGGCTTCTCACATGCTTGTAAGATACGGACAGGCTGAGGGTGGTGGTTACGGCGGTGCAGCGATTGAACCATCATTGAAGAACAGAGAGGGCGTTCCGACATCTTACGAAGAAGATGATCTTGTTGACCAATTGAAGGAATTTCAAGGGGCTGAGAACTTCAATCGATTGATGGTAATTGACGCGGACACGCCTGAGCAAAAGCCTGAGTTGATACCTTTTACACATCAGAACACGGACAAGCTGTTCGAGTATCACGAAACGTCAACGCAAGCCAACATCAGAAAGGTGTTTGCTATCCCGACTATATTCTTAGATGCCATTGCAGGCTCACTTGGATTGTCAAAGGAATTGGAAGAGGCTGTTACGTTCTACAACAAAATGACACAGGACGAACGCGCTATATTTGAAACTGTCTATTCTGAAATATTCGATGCTGATTACAAGATAAAGGAACTGAAATGGTTCGGTGCAGAGGATGTTGACAAAGAAGAAGAGGCGGCTCAAAAGATAGCAGATGCGCAAGCGGTGCTTCGCGGTTCGGTTGGTGGTGTTACAGCGTTGATTACACTTCAACAATCAATCAGCGCGGGTACTACTTCTGTTGAGGCTGGTGTTGCTATGATAAAAGAAATCTACGGATTCAGCGATGAGGTTGCAAGGGCGATGCTTGCAGGTGTTGAAGAGAAACCAAATCCACCACAGCCATGATAACGAGACTGATTAGCATAACAGACTTCACAAATAACAAGTACGTTTCGCAGAACTTGGATGAACGCGACATCGACCCTGTTATTGACGAGGCTCAAGAGTTCGACCTTAAGCCTGTACTTGGCCGTGAGTTGTATCTTGACTTATTGACAAACTTAACAGATACAAAGTATCAGGATCTGTTGAACGGTAAGACGTACACACCAACAGGCTACACGAACCCCGTGCAATTCCAAGGCGTTAAAGAGGTGTTGAAGTATTACGTCTATGCGCGTATGGTTGTTTTGGACGGTGTTAAGAACACCAATTCAGGATTCGTTGTAAAGACCTTGGAGAACAGTGAGCGGTTAAGCGGTTCGCAACGTACGCAAATGATAGCGCAAGCGCGAAGCGGTGCAAGGGCGCATGAAGATGAAATGGTTTTCTTTTTGAATAACTTTTACACTGACTATCCTTTGTGGCAGTGTACACTACGGAAAAACAAAGGTTACGGATTTAGAATGAGAGCAGTATGAGTTCATTGAGCGATTTAGATGGAATTGTATTACGGTCGGTATCACACCCACCGTTAACGACCAAAGGTTCAGAGTTGACCTATGCGGAATTGGACAATCACGCGGTCAAGTTGTATGATGCGGTTCAGGACATTGTAAGCGGTGCTAATGTTACGGCATACGATGCAGGTAAGACATACGACATGTTTTCAACTGACATACGCGATAGGTATGTAGGTTACAACAACCGTATATGGAAAGCGGCCTATGTAGGTAGTCCAAGTACATTCTCAGGACAAACACCTGAAGAAGGTATCTATTGGGAGCAGGTCGCGCTTGCTGAAATGTTGCCTAACATCATGAAGCTGGCAGAGGTGTCAGATAGTAATGGAGTTGTGATAAAGGAGGCAACATTGACAATTGCATCCGCAGACGTGTTAACGCTTCATGACACACCTTTGACCATTGTTTCTGCAATTAGCGGTAAAATAATTGACCCTATAAGCGCAACTGTTGAAATAGATTTTAACTCAGTGGCCTACGACACTAATGTTGGCATTCAGTTAATTCAAGATAACGGGGGGTCTT